CAGGGAGCCGAGGAAGGGCCCCCCGACCACCCTCGTCGCTCACCTCGAGCGACCGACGAAGGCGTACCCGATCGGCGGCACGCGCAAGAAGGGAGCAGGCCGATGAGGTTCGAGAAGGTAGAGCTGCAGCGCCTTGGGGCAGGTCTCACGGGCGCCGCGCGCCTGGTCGAGCGCCTCTCCGAGAAGACCTTGATCATAGACGGGGCCTTCACGGGCACCTTCAATCTCGAGGCGAGCCTGGACGGCAGCGCGTGGGCTCCGCTCACGCCTCGCGGTGCGGGCACCGTCGCGATCACGGCCCCGGGCGCGTACCTCATCGACGAGGTGGTGCGGTACGTCCGCCTGCGCACCGTCGCGCTCTCCGCGGGCACGCCGACGGCGAGCATCGGCGGCCTCGACGTGAGGGCCGTCTGATGGCGCGCCCCGCGTTCCGCGAGCTCGCGATGCCGCTCGACGGATCCGGCGCCGTCGAGGACGGTGAGGGCCCGGCGAAGTTCATCGGCGACTGCTCCGACACGACGGTGCAGGTCGCCGGCACGTTCGACGCGACGCTCAGCGTGCAGGTCACCCACGACGATCCGCTCGCGCCGAGCTCGCGATGGGCGGAGGTGCTCGCCGATCCTGCCGTCGGCATCTACCTGATCGGCGGCTCGTGGAGCGCGATCCGCGTCGTCGTCTCGAGCTACGTCAGCGGCACGCCGCGCGTCATCTTCGGCGGCGTGGACACGCGCGCAGAGAGCTGAGCCCCCATGCGATCTCGGATCAAGAAGACGACGATGGAGCGTCGCATCGACGACACGACGCGTTCGCCGGTGGTCAAGGCGATCGTGATCGGCAACGACGGGCGCACGCGCGCGCTCTCGAACACGATCGACGAGGAGACGGTCCAGCGCGCGTTCGCTGCCGCCGGCGCGCTCACCCCGCCCTACAACCTCTCGACGCTGTGCGAGATCTTCGAGTGCTCGAGCGCGCTCCGCCCGAGCGTAGAGGCGTACGCGACGAACATCGACGGCAACGGCCATCACCTCGAGCCCCTGATCGATCTCGATGGCGATGACCTGCTCGAGCAGATCGCGAACGCGATCTACGTGGAGCGCCTCGCCGCGAAGGATCTCGGGCAGGTCGTGCCCAAGGTCGTGCCGACGACGAAGGAGGTGGAGGACCGCCTCCAACGTCTCGAGGACGAGATGCGCGTCGAGCGGTTCCGGCTCGCGCAGTTCTTCGAGAGCTGCACGGTGGAGGAGAGCTTCATCAGCCTCCGCAAGAAGACCCGCCAGGACCTCGAGGTCACCGGCAACGGAACCTGGGAGGTGCTCCGCGACACCGCGAAGCGCGTCGTGCAGTTCGTCTACGTGCCCGCGCACACGATCCGCCTGCTCCCGGAGGGTCGCGACTTCGTGCCGGTCGTGGTGCCCGTTCGCGTCTCGCCGATCACGGTGCGGTACGAAGAGCTGCAGCGCCGGTTCCGGAAGTACGTGCAGGTGATCGACGCGCAGACCGTCTACTTCAAGGAGTACGGCGATCCGCGGATCATGAGCGCGCGGACCGGCAACTACTTCGAGACGATCGACGAGCTCAAGCGGGTCGAAGGACGGCGCGGCATGAAGCCGTCGATCGCGACCGAGATCATGCACTTCAAGGTCCACGCGCCGCGCACGCCCTACGGCGTTCCGCGCTGGATCGGCTCCATGCTCAACGTGCTCGGCATGCGGCAGGCCGACGAGGTGAACTACCTCTACTTCGAGAACAAGTCTGTGCCTCCGCTCGCGCTGCTCGTCTCCGGAGGTCGCGTCGGCGCGGAGAGCGCGGACAAGATCCGGGACTTCGTCGAGAACGAGATCAAGGGCACGAGGAACTTCCACAAGATCCTCGTCATCGAGGCGGAGCCCGCGCAGGGCAACGACGGCGATCCGCTCGCGAGCGGGCGCATGAAGATCGAGCTCAAGCCCCTGACCTCCGCCCAACAGAGTGACGCGCTCTTCCAGAAGTACTCCGAGCGCGGCATGGACGTCGTCGGCATGCAGTTCCGTCTCTCGCGCATGCTCCGCGGCGACGTCCGCGACTTCAACCGCGCGACGGCCGACGCCGCGCTCGAGTTCGCCGAGGCTCAGGTCTTCGGGCCCGAGCGCACCGAGTTCGATCACTTCATGAACCGCGTCGTGCTCGGCTCTCTCGGGATCCGCTACTGGCGCTTCGCGAGCAACAGCACCGTCGTCCGCGATCCCAAGGTGCTCGCGGAGATCATCGGCAAGCTCACGACGAGCAACGTGCTCGTGCCGAACGACGCGCGACGCCTCGCCGCGGAGCTCGTCTTCGCCTCGCCGCTGCCCAAGATCGATGCGGACTGGGTCTACCAGCCCGTCATGCTCTCCCAGGTCGGCGTACCCCTCGACGGCACGCGCGACGGCAAGATCCCCGGGCTCGATCCGAGTACGGCGCCGAAGGGCCCGGGAGCTGCCGCGGAGGGCGCGACGCCTCCCGCTGGCGAAGCGAAGCCGAAGACCAAGGCCGAGGCCGCGCTCGCGTGGGCCGCGCACGTCAAGGCGGGCACGAAGCAGCGCAAGGAGCTCGTCGCGCTCGCGGGCTCGATCCTCGGGCTCCGCGAGGAGCTGCTCAAGCTCGAGGAGGAGCACGCGGCCGCGGAGCACCTCGCCGCGGTGCGCTCCGGCGATCTCACGACGGGCACGCCTGGGCTCGTGCTGCCGGAGCCCGAGCTCGAGGTCGAGCGGATCACGATGCCGCTCGACGCCATCACGAAGAAGTTCGGCATCGTGCCGATCGCGAAGGTCTGAGCCCGTGATCCGTGTCGACTCCGGGCTCCTGTGCTGCGCGGCTCACGCCGCGGGCGAGATCGCGGAGGCGCTCCGCCTGCCGGTCGAGAAATCGATCGATCCGCTCTCGCGCGGCGGCTACCTCCGGATCGTCGCGCAGGTGCGGCGCGCCCTCGAGGCTGCCGCTGGCGAGGGTGAGGCGGAGGCAGTCGCGGAGGCGCTCCGTGTGCTCGACGTGGATTGGGCGAACCTGAGCGGCGCCGCGCGCACCGCGACCGTCGAGGCGGCGAGGCTCGCGATCGGTTCGGCTCCCGCGCGCGCGATGCCTCGGATCGATGCAGTGCTTCGCGCGACGGGTCCGCGCGTGATGGGCGAGTCGCGCGCGAGCGCGATCCGTCGGTACGACTTCACGATCGGGACGAGCCTCTCGCAGCGCGATCGGCAGGCCGAGCGGTACGCGCGGATCTCCACGAGCAACTTCATCCGCGACCACTACGGCGTGCGGCGTGACGAGCTCGCGGCAGTCGCTCGAGAGACGGTCGCTCGCGGGCTCGAGCAGGGCCTCGGGCGCGAGGCGATCGCGCATGACCTCTCGCGCGTGCTCGGCGATCGGGTGATGCGCGGCGAGAGCTACTGGCAGGTCGTCGCCGGTCAGTTCACCAACAGCGCGCGCACGTTCTCGCAGGTCGGGGCCTTCCAGGACGCGGGCGTCACCGCGTACGAGTTCGCTGCGGTGCTCGATGAGGTCACGACCGACGAGTGCCGCTTCTACGACGGGCAGGTCTTCCCGCTCAGCACCGCGGTCGCGGCACGCGATCAGCTCTCGACGCTGAGCGATCCGGACGACGTCTACCGCGTGGCTCCGTGGGTGCGATCGGGACGCGGCGAAGACGGCTCGCGGATCCTATACGTTGATCGCGGCAACGGTCGCGAGGTCATCGCGACGATCGACCGATCCGGCGTCGGAGCTCGCGACGATCGCGGCAGCTACTCGGGATCGCTCTCCGGTGCCGCGCTCGCGGCAGCCACACCGCCCATGCCTCCGCTCCACGCCAACTGTCGCTCGACGATCTAGCCGCACTTCGGGTGATGGACGTCGCCGGCGGTGCCGAGCATCATCGCGCGATGCTCAACACGCGCCACGCCGACACCGACAAGACGCTCCTCGAGATGACGAGCGATCCGAAGAACCGGAACAAGCTCCTCCTCGGGATCCACGCGGCGGTGAAGAGCTCCTACGAGCGCGACATCCGCGACGCGCGCGGCAACGCGATCACGACCGAGGCGGAGGCGAAGCGGCGATGCAACCTCTGCATCGACATGGCGAAGCAGCTCCGGCACGACGCCGGGTGGAGCATCCCGCGCATCGTGGACGCGCTGCCGAAGATGCTCCGCCGCAAGCTCGACGGGCAGGACTTCGATCCGACGACCGAGACCGCGCGCTCGACGTGGTTCGCCTCGAGCTGACTTGCGCGAGGTCCGGTCCCCAGGCTTACTACGGCCTCGGAGGATCCCAAGATGACCACGCCCGCCACGCCCGCCGCTGTCACGAGCCTCGACGCCGTCATCGGCAAGATCGACGCGCTGCTCACGCCGGCAGCAGCACCCGTGTCGATGACCCAGGCCCAGCTCAACGAGCACGTCTCGGCCGAGCTCGAGAAGGCGCTCGGTGACGCGGCCGCGGGCAAGGCGGATCTGCACAAGGCCCGCCTCGAGCACCTCAAGGCGCAGGTCGCGGCGGCGAAGGCCGTCTACGACTCCGGCGCGACGCTCGCGCCGATCGTGATGTTCAAGGACCCCTGGCAGATGATGCCCAACTCGGGGGCGACGAAGAGCACCGTCGACGTTCCGCAGAGCGCGATCACGCCGACGGGTGACTCCAACATTCAGTTCACGAAGGACGTGGTCATCACGACCGAGAAGGGGGAGCTCGCGCTCTCGCCGACGTTCAAGGCGCTCTTCTCGATCGCGAGCGCGGCACCGGAGAGCGAGCTGCGCAAGGCGCTCGTCGCGAAGGCAGGCGCGGAGGTCGCGCCGGTGATTATCGCGAAGGCGGGCGAGGCGATGGCCTGCCTGCAGAAGATCGCCTCGGTCTTCAACTACACGCCCGAGCCCGGCAGCACCCTCCTCGACTGCGACTTCCGCTGGTCGGTCGGCGACACGATCAGCGCGCTGCAGAGCGCCGCGCGGACCGAGAACGTCATCACGCAGATGAGCTCGCTCCTGACGAAGAACATCGCGCCGATCGCTCCGCCTGCTCCGGCACCCACGCCGACTGCGAAGAGTGACGTCGAGGACGACTTCCGCGGCGGCTGGCCCCTCGACATGGCGAAGGAGACCTTCGACGAGAAGAGCGGGCTCTCG